TCCGCCGAGGAGGTGGAGGCCGGCGGGGTGACGGGGCCGCGCCAGGCGAGCAGACGGTCAGCGGAGGCGGTGATCTCCTCCTGCGTGGTGCCGGTGAGCAGATCCACGTCAACGCCCTTGGTAGCCGCGATACGGGCCTTGAGGGAAGCGGTCTCAGCGGCGGCAGCGCGCTTCTCAGCGGCTTCCTTGGCCTCCAGGAGCTTCTGCATCTCGCTCTTGGACTGCTCCTCGATCGCGTCGAGCCGCTTGGCTTTGTCCGCGTTGGCCTTCGCCCGGTCCTCGTTCTGCCGGGACAGGGCCTTCCACTTCTCCGCCTCGGCCTTCCAATCGACCGTTGCGGTCTCCTGGGGCGCCTGAGGAGCGGTGGCGGTACCGGTGGGGCCGCCGGCGCTCTGTCCTGAGGGCTCCACAGTGGTGGCGCCATTAGCGGTCTGACCAGCAGATGGGGCGGGGGTGTTGACGTGCATGGTGGTTCCTTCCCGTTTCGGGCATGACAAAGGCCCCTGCCGTTTCGGTAGGGGCCGGTGGTGGGCGCCCGCGAGCGCGGGCAAGCTTGTGGGCCGAGATGGGTCTCAGCGGCTGGAGGCGGCGTTGCCTCGGGGCAGCGATGAAGGCGACTGGGAGACCCGCAGTGCTTTCGCACCCTGGTGGGACGCCTGTCGCCTTCAATAGCAGAATATCACCGGTGCTCGAAGGCCGCCACCGTGCCGTCGTGACTGATGACGATGACACGGGTGATTCGTGACTGCCCGCGAAAACGGCGCTCGATCTGCTCGATCGCGACCTCATCGGAGAGGCCGCAGCGGCGTAGGTCGATGACGAGGCGGGACGCCTGCTTGCGTGCCTTCTTGAACTGGTCGGAGATCGTGTTCTTCTCGGAGGCGCCCCTGGGGGCCTTGAACTCCCAGATCTCGCCGTCTATCTCGACGTCGGGGTTCTTGACCCCAGGGGTGTTGTCGACCACGCGGAATCGAACTGTGTGGCCGAGGTCGGCCAGGGCCTGGGCAGTGCGTACCTCGTGGTCCTGGAGGATCGTTCCTTCCGGGACGTCGACCTTCCCGCTGCCTCCGGGGCGAAGCCACCTGGGCTCCCCGGCGCTGTGGGGACTGGCGTGCGCGCCCGTCGTCGACGCCTTCGGTGCCGGGGCCCTGCGGCGGTCCTGTCTCGTCTCCTTGAAGGAGATGACCGGCCCGTACTCGCCGTGCTCGGTGGTCAGGATGATGTCCTTGTACTCCGGCAGGCGGCCGCCCCGGTCGGAGGCTCCCGTGCGGGCCTCGACAGCCTTGTGGGCGGCCTCCAGGGTCTCCTCGTCGATGACCTGGTCCACAGCCATGCCCGCGGGCAGGGGACCAACGTTGCAGTCGCACCCCGGATGGATGGGTAGCAGGTTCTCGACGTGGTATCGCTGGGTGGAGGCGATGACGCACAGGGCGCAGTTCTCGCGGCCGGTCAGGATGCGCCGGTAGTACCGGCCGCCTGTGGCTCGCATCGTGTCGCGGGACTGGACGCGCTTGGCGTTCTGGAGATCCCCTCCGATGAGTTGCGTCAGCCGCAGCCCACCGGCTGAGACGGCCTGGTCGAGTGACTTGCCCCTGGACAGTGCCGTCCACGTGGTCATGCCCGGGCGCTGGTAGACCTTCAGCGGGTCCACGCCGCGCATCCCGGTGACCGCCTCCCGGTCGATGGCGGGGACGGTGACCGTGAGCCCGAGCTCGCTGGCACAGCCAATGAGGTAGGCGCGGGTCAGCTCGGCGGTCTGGAGCTGGCCGGCGAGGACCCTGGGGGCCAGGGCCTGCGCCATGGCCTCGACGGCCTCGTCCCGGTAGTCGGGCATGGACGCCCACATCTGGGAGGCGAAGGCTGTCAGATCCTGACGGATCTTGTGGACCGCGGCGTCGTAGGCGCGTGCCAGAGCGTTGAGGCGGTCCAGGTCAGCCATGCCCGCCCCCTACGTCGTTGCTCAGACGGTTCGCCGGCTCGGGAGGCCAGGCGTGTCCGCGTTCCCGATCGGCTGCATCTCCTCCGACGTCGTCGGTGGCGGCTGGGTGGTCAGATTGAGTGCCAGCGCGAGCTGCTCCTCCGCGCGCCTCTGCTTGTCCTGGGCGATCTGCTCGGGGCTGTAGCCCAGGATGTTCTCCTGGATCGTCTCCAGGGCCTCGCCGGCGGCCTTGGCCTGCGCCGCGGCCGCGTACCGCTCGGTCATGGTCACGGTGGCCGGTGGCGCGAACTTGACCTCGACCGTGTCGCCCGCCAGGGACTCGCCCTCGACCTGCAGGGCCTTGACGAGCATCACCGCCAGGGCCGGTTTGAACCGCAGGATGCGGTCCTGGGCCTTGAAGACGAGCTGCTGCATCGGCTGCTCGGCGCCGGAGGCGGACTGGTTGGCGGCGTCCGGAAGCATCGCCGAGACCGGGGTGTGGGTCTCGGCAGCGAGCTCGCGCCAGTCGTCCTTGACCGCACTGAGCATCGGGGTCAGGTCAACGGTCTGCGACTCCCAGATCTCGACGCCCGGAGGCAGCTCCCACAGCGCCCCCGGACCCGGCTCGAACATCTCCTGGTAGTCGATGTCGTCGCCCTCGGGCCCCTCCTCGGGCAAGCCCGTACCAGGATCCGTGGAGATGGTCTTAAGGGCCCGCTGACGGTAGGTCTGCATCGCCATCGTGACCAGGCGGTAGAGGATCCCGGTGTTGATGCGGTCGATAAGGCCGGTGTGAGCCTCGAACTCCCCCATGCCGTCCTTGTTGCCCAGCAGCACGATCGGCGGGTCACCGTCGTAGACGTCGAGGCCGTCTAGGTCCCACCTGCCCTGCACACGGCTGATGAGCTGGTTGCGCTCGTTGTAGACGCTGCGGGAGTAGGTGGCCTTGACGCCGTCGACCCAGACGATCATGTGGTCGGCGCCCTCGGACACGGACCGCCAGACCTTGACCGCCGCGAGCGCCTTCCACGGGCGGACGGGGTCGGGCTCGGCGTAGAGCTGCTCGGGCATTTCCCGGGTGATGACGGCCTCGCCGTTGTCGTCTCGGGTGACCAGGAGGTAGCCGGTGCCGACGGTGAAGGCGTCGCGGGCGGCGTCCTTGAAGGCGACGTCGAGGCGGTTGTCCCGCCAGATGCGTCGGGCCCGGACGGCTCGGGGGCCGTCGGGGGACTCTCCGACCAGGATCCCGTTGGGGATGAGGCGCTCGACGAGGGTGTCGACGATGAGCGCGCCGGCGTTAGCCAGGGCGCGTCGCTGGAAGGCCTCCCAGGACTTGCGCAGGTTGGGGCCCATCTCCGGCAGGGGCGCGTTGCCGTTGGTGTAGCCGCGCAGGAGGTCCACGCGGGGTCGTGCGGCGTCCATCCGGGAGGTCAGGAAGGTGACCCACTGGTCGAGCGTCTTGCTCATGGTCCTCCCTATCCGTAGAGCCGGCGGGGCTTGCGTCGTCGCTGCGGGCGGGTGGCGCCCTTGCCGACGGCGTCCAGGCCCGCCCGGTAGGCGAACATGGCGCCCCAGGCGGCGTCGATCTTGGAGTAGTCCTGGTCATCGGCTGGCTTGGTGAGCACGTAGCCGGCCTGGCGTGGTGAGCGCCGGGCGTTGAGGAAGTGAGCGGTCATCTGCGGGTCACCGTCGTAGGTGACGCGGCCCTGCTGGATGGCGGAGAGCAGCTGGGCGAAGGAGTCGCAGGTGGCTGAGACGTTGCGCTGGGGGTAGCGGATGGGCTCGGCGGCGCTGATGCGGGCGCGCAGGCGGCGCGAGTAGGCGGCCTCCCAGGTCTTGACGTCCTGCGCCCACCCCGCTGAGGGGTCGGCGTAGAAGCCGACGACGTTGTAGCGCTCGAAGGTCTCCCGGACGGTCTGCTCGATCTCGAGGCGCGGTGGCTGCCAGCCCTCGCCCTTGGGGCCGTCGGGCTGGGACCAGATGCCGATCTTGAACAGGTGCTGTTGGGTGACTGAGTAGCCGATAAGGACCGTGGAGTCGGCGATGCCGATCTTGCGGCCCTCGGAGCCGTCGAAGCCGAGGGTGATGGGCTCGTTGGTGGTGATGGTCTTGCTGTGGTCCTCGATGGCGCGCAGCTCGGGCATGGTCAGCCAGGCGTCGGAGGCGGCGCCGATCTGGTTGAGGAAGTCGGCGCACATCTCGGCGGGGTCATTGTCCGTCTCCCAGAAGTCGTCGGCGGTGCGCTCGATGTCGACCCAGCCCGGCGAGCAGGCAGGCTCGTGGATGGCGCACCCGCGGGGGTCGGCTGAGGCGTCGCCGTAGGCGATGCGCAGGCCCTCGATGAGGCTGTCGCGGTCGGAGATGTCGGTGTCCAGCGGTGCGGCCCTGTGGTCGTACAGGAGGCGCCTGGCGGCGGCCTCCTTGACCTTGCCGGCCTTGATCTGCTCGGCGTAGCGGGCCGTCGTCTCGGCGACCGAGTTCTCGCCGATTGTGTAGGCGTTGGGGGTCTCGATCGTGACGCCGCCGAGCTTGGTGGCGTTGTTGCGCAGCGTCTTGGCGAGCTTGGGGCCGCCGTTGCTGGGCACCCAGGTCTCGGTCTGGTCCAGGACCGCCATGACGGCGCGGGCGCCCTTGACCGAGGTCGCCGAGGAGGTCCGCTTCTCGATCCTGCCGCGGCGCATCGTGACGAAGGAATCCATCGGGTCGACGTCGTACTCATCCTGGGCCGGTGAGCCCCGTAGCATCTCCAGTAGCGGCGCCCAGGTGTTCGCGGTCTGGTCGTCGGTGGTGGCCGTGACCTGCACTAGCGGAGTCCGCCTGGTCGCCCACGGGACGCCCACCGGCTGGCCGGCGGCATCCCACCCATCGCACAGCACGGGCCCCATGGCCTCAACACAGCAGACCGCCGCCACGAACGGGCTCTTACCCCATCCACGAGGACGAGAGAGGACCGCGCGGGACTTCACACGCCTGCCCGTAAGCGGGTCGAGCTCGTAGAGCCGCACCAGGAAGTCCAGCTCCTCCTGCGTTGGGACGAAGGGCAGCAGGTCGTCGCAGTCGGGCTGCAGGAGGAAGTCAGTCATCCAGTCGGCGACGTCGTACCCCAGGGTCGGGAACTCATCATCCTCATCCAGCGGGGACCACGGCATCCGGCCGCACCCCCTCCATCAGTCGATGACGCGCAGCACCTTCGAGCGAGCCCGCGAGCGCGATCCCGATGCGGCGGGGGGCGCCGGGGCCCCCCCCGGGGGGCCGCCCGCCGCGC